AAATCATATCAGCAGGAATTCAGATAATAGTATCTTTGATCCAGGGAATAGCAACATCATTACCAACACTAATTCCACAAATAATTGAATGTGTGATTTTAATGGCAACAACATTGCTAGATAACATTGGATTAATAATAGATGCAGGAATTCAATTGATAATTGGCTTAGCAGAAGGATTGATGAATGCACTTCCAGACCTGATAGATAAAATACCTGTAATAATTGATAAGTTAATTCAAGCAATCGTAGATAACTTACCAAAGATAATAGCAATGGGTATTGAATTAACAGTTAAATTAGCAGTAGGGCTTGTGAAAGCAATTCCAAACCTAATAAAAGCAATACCACAGATAATATCTTCATTAGTTACAGGAATAGCTAGTTACTATTCGAACATGATAGCCAAAGGTAAAGAATTACTTGGGAAAATAAAAGATGGAATAGTAGAAGGAATAAAGAAAATCCCAGAAGTAGGAAAAAACTTAGTACAGGGATTATGGAATGGAATAAATAATGCTAAGGATTGGGTTCTTGGAAAAATAAAAGGATTTGGAGATTCCATATTAAAAGGAATAAAGTCATTCTTTGGAATAAATTCTCCATCAAAATTATTTGAAGACCAGATAGGTAAAAATTTAGCATTAGGTATTGGAGAAGGATTTACAGATGAGATGGATAATGTAGCTACAGATATAGAAAATGCAATACCTACAGATTTTGATTTAGGATTAAATACAAATATTAATCCAGCAGGAAGTATAGATACTAACTTCAGTAAAGTAATGTTGGTAGATGCATTTAAAGAAGCCTTATCAGGAATGACATTTAAAGCATTTGATGAAACCTTCGGAGAATTAGTGGTTGATAATGTAGAAAAGGTGGTGTATTCATAATGGCATATATAGAATGGAAGGGAATAAAGAGTAGTACAATACCAGGATTATTGATATGTGAATTACCACCTATCACCAAACCTAAAATGAGAACATCAATTACCAAGATAGATGGTAGAGATGGAGATGTTATTGAAGATTTAGGATATGAAAGTTATACAAAAAATGTCAAAATTGGATTAACCAGAAACTATGACATAGATGAAATAGCAAAATACTTCACAGGAGAAGGAACATTGAATTTATCAGATGAACCAAACAAAATTTATAATTGTAGGATCATAGATAAGATAGATTTTGAAAAACTGTTGAGATTTAAAACAGCAACAGTAAAATTTCACACTCAACCATTTAAATTTTTAAAAAATGAAGCAGTAAAAGAATTAGCAATAACTACTCAGACATCATTAGTGGTTAATAACCAGGGATTAGAAATTTCAAAACCAATTATTACTTTATATGGAAGTGGCAATGTAGAAGTTGCTATAAATGGTTCAACAGTATTTGAATATACATTCCCAGCAGGAGAAACTTCAGTAGTAATAGATAGCTTACAAGAAGAAGCCTATCTAAATGGTGTATATAAAAATAGATATATGCTCGGAGAATTCCCTAAATTGAAAGTTGGAAATAATACCATTACTTGGACAGGAACTTTAACCAAAATAAAAGTAGAACCAAAGAGTAGGTGGATATAATGATTAAAGTTTATGAAGCCAATGAAAGATTATTTAACCATAATGGGTTAAAAATATTACATCCAACTAAAGCTGATATTTTTATAGAAGACAATGGAGAATATTATCTCGATATAGAATCAACCATTGATGATATTGATTACTTGCAAGAAGGAATGATAATAAGAGCAAATACAAGATGGGGAGAGCAGGGATTTAGATTAACTAATCCAAAGAAGAAAAATAATAAAGTGATAGTTAGAGGAAATCATTTATGGAAAGACTCATCTAGATATGTAATTGTAAATGCATATGCAGAAAACAAAAATTGTAATGATGCATTAGACCACTTTAATAATGCATGTGATAGTGCAACACCATTCTCGATGATATCAGATATAGCTGATTTGAATTCAGCTAGGATAATCAGAAAGACATTAGAAGAAACCATAGCTGTTGTAATAGATAAATGGGGAGGACATTTATATAGAGATAATTGGAATATAGGTGTTAAGAAAACTATTGGCATGGATCGTGGAGTTGTAATTAAATATGGTAAGAATTCTACAGATATAGAAGCCACAGAAGTATGGGATAATGTTGTAACTAAATTATTGCCTGTTGGATATGATGGAATAACATTGCCAGAAGTCTATTTGATATCTGACATGGACATTTATGATGTACCATATACAAAAGTAATAAAATTTGACCAAGAAATAGATCAAGAAGAATTTAAAGATGAAAAAGGCAACCTGGATGAGGTTGCTTATAAAGAAGCATTGTTAAAAGATTTAAGAAGCCAAGCAGAAAGATACTTAAATGACAATCAAATATTTAAATGTAACTATAAAGTTAAAGCAAATATTGATGGTGTAGTAGATTTAGGAGATGTAATATCTGTTAAGCATGAAAAACTAGGAGTAGAAATATCAACAAATGTAATATCTTTAAAATATGACTGTATAAGAGATAAATACATTGAAATAGAATTCGGAAATTTCAAAAACAAATTGAAAGATCTAATTACTACAATAAAAAGTGATACTGATAAAACAGTTAATTCAGCCAAAGAAGTTGTTACGGTACAATTACAGGATGAACTAAATGAAGCCACATCTAAAATATGGGGAACCTTAGGAGATAGTTATGTAATATATGAAGGTAATAGAATTCTAATAGTTGATAGGTTACCAAAAGAAGAAGCAACCAATGTAATGATGATAAATTCACAGGGCATTGGTTTTTCTAATTCAGGAATTAATGGAGCATTTACTTCAGCCTGGTTAATAGATGGAACTTTAGATATGCAAAGTATTAATGTTATCAATATGACAGCAACACTTGTAAAAGGTGGAACATTTAAAGTAGGAGCTCATGTTAATGAAGCAGGAAGAATAGAAATCTATGATATAGCAAATACACTAATAGGAACATTCGATGAAAATGGAATCTGTGTATTTGGAAAAGATGGAAGTAAGGTAATAATTAATCCAGAAGAATTTGCAGGATATGATTTTAAAGGTAACAAAGTATTCTGGATGAATGGAGATGAGTTCCATATGAAAAAATCAGTAATAGAAGAAGAAATAACATTATGTAATAAGGCAAGATGGTTAGGAATAGAAACCACAGATAATACAGGAATAGGAATTGTTCCATTAACATAGGAGGTGGAATATGGAAACATTATTTAGCTCAAGACAGTGGTGTAGTAGCCCAAAAGGATATTGGACAATAGAGTATGAACACCAACGATCAGGCTCTGATATGCAGTATAGATTTAAGTATACAGTATGGATTAGCTCTGGTGGTTGGTTTTATAATGCCATGAAAATGCCACTATATCTTAATGGAAGCAATGTAGCAACACTACAGGTAAAAACATATAATTCAAACGAAAAAGGGTGGACATATTCAGGAACAACAGGATGGTATACAGTAAGTAATAAAACTTCTGGAACCACATCGTTTTATGCAGAGTTAGTAGACACCGGAGGATATGCTCAAGCCAACTGGAATAAGTATGATACATCAGCTACTTTCAATTTAACAGTAGATCCGGCTAAAAGTGAATTAGGAAGCATTTCAAACTTTACGATCGGAAATGCAATACCAATATCTATAACAAAATATTCAAGTTCTTTTAGAGATGATATGGTTATAAAGTATGGAAACACTACAGTAAAAACAATAAGTGGAGTAACAAATGGTTCGAGCATCAGCTTTACATCAGCAGAACTCAATACCATATATTCGTTAATGAGTACCGTCAATAGTGGTACTTTTTCTTTTTCAATAACAACTTATAATGGAAGCACATCTGTAGGTACTAGCTCTCAAAGTGCAACAGGAAGCATTACCGGAGCTAGTCCAAGCATTTCGTCATCTAATATATCGTATAAAGATAATAACAGTACTACAGTAGCAGTAACTGGAGATAATCAATATTTAGTACAAAACCTATCTAGTTTGTTGGTTACCATTAGCTCTGCTTCTGGAAATAAAGGTGCATCTATAACAAAGTATGAAGCCACAATAAATGGAGTTACTAAAACATTAACAAGTGCAGGGAATATTGACTATGGTGTTATTAACTCAGGAAGTAATTTGACACTTACGGTTAAAGTAACAGATAGTAGAGGAAATACAGCATCAGCTTCAAAGACAGTAAAATTCTTGCCATGGTCATTACCTACAGGAATTATTACTTTAAAAAGAAAAAATAATTATGAAGATGAAACCTATTTAAAAGTACAAGCATCTTATTCAAGTATTAATTCAAAAAACTCGGTAACCATAAAATATCAATATAAACAAACAACAGCTAGTACATATTCTTCATTAACTGCAATTAATAATAATACACAGGTAACATTATCGTTAACCAAAAATTCAGCTTGGGATTTTAAAATAACAATAACTGATAAATTTGGAACAACAACATATAATGCAGTTTTATCTCGTGGTAGATTTATATTTTTTGTAGATACCAAGAAGCTATCTGTTGGAATAAATTGCTTTCCTGTTAATAGTGAATCGTTAGAAATCAATGGTATTCAAGTTTTAGAATACGATGTCGTGGATAGTTGGTAATATGAGTAAAGCAATTAGATTCAGAAATAGAAATAATGAACCTATTTATGTATGTCCGTATTATCCAATAGGCAGTATTTATTTATCTGTTACATACTTAGATCCTGGAACTATATTTGGAGGTAAATGGGAACAAATAAAGGATAGATTTTTATTATGCTGTGGAAGTACATACTCAGCTGGAAGCACAGGTGGAAGCACATCTCATCACCATGGATATAGGATAGGATATTATCCATATTACGGTGTTTTAATAGGAGAAGATAATAGAGGTGTAATGGCATATGATTATGCAACAACAACTTGGAAATATGGGGAATCAGATTCAGGATTACCAGGAAGTGGAACAGGAAACAATGCAATAGTCGATAAATCAGTGACGAAAAATTCAGCTAAATATAGTACATATGCAACAACAACATCTACAAGTAATGTTCCACCATACATTGCTGTATATGCATGGAAGAGGGTGTCATAATGGCAAAAGCTATAAAATTTAGAAACAAAAATAATGAAGCCATATATCCTTGTCCGTATTATCCTGTGGGAAGTATATACGAGAGTACAGTTAATGAGAATCCTAATAAATACTTTGGAGGAACATGGGAGTGTTTTTATAGTGATTATGATTATATACATTTAGGATCACAAGTTGTATATCCAGGAGGAGAAACCATATCATTATCAGCAGGAACCACAAACAAGAAAATATTACAGGGAGCTTACACGAACCAATTTAATTCATTGCAATTAGGTATAGCTTGTCCATCTGGCTATGTATTTAAATATCGTTGGTCTATGGAGGTAACAACTGATGGCAACATCCAAAGTTATTTGCAGATAAACAATAAGCAAGTAACTGAATCTGTTGGTACATGGTCAAGTGATAAATTTAGGCAAACAAGCTCTGGAGGATTTTATAGATTAGGATCCGATATTCCATCTGCATCAACTTCAGATATTGGATATGGAACTGCAGGATTTGTTTATTCGATTTATACAGTAAATCATTCTGGAAGCACACAAAGAGCAATTATATGGGATGTTACTGCTCACTTATTTGCAGTATCAAAAAACGTGATTTATAAGTGGAGAAGAACATCATGAGTAGAACAATCAAATTTAAAAATAATACTTATTTAGATAGTACAAGTGTGGTTCATAATCGTGAAACATTAGCTCAAATAATTAATAAAACTTTAATTGTATATATGCAGGACTATACAGGACTATTAGTTAAGTTGCCTAATGCCAGTTTATATAAAATGATGATGATAAAAATAATTGGAAATGGTTATGGAAATAATCCGGTTGATACAATAATTCAGGGTTATCATTATGAAAGCATAGGATATTTTATAAATTGTAAACAGCATAATAATTCTGGAAATCTACCTACTTGTCATTTTTTAATAATAGATGGAGTTATAGCTTTGTGGATTCCGACACCAGGAATATATTCAAGTTTAATGGTTGAAGTTCAGGAGTCTATACCAACATGTAGTAGATTAGCAATAACAGGTAATTTAATGTTTGGAGAACCAGGAGGAAGTTATAAAACATATTGCACAATAGTATAAAAGGAGGAGAAAATAAATGAAAGCAACAATAAATTATATTGCAAGTACATTATTAACAACGATAGTGTATTATTTAGGAGGTTTGGATACAGCAATGAAAACATTATTAATATTGATGGTATTAGATTATGCCACAGGAATATGTAAGTCAATAGTTAATAAAAAAATAAATAGCATCATAGGTGCTAAAGGAATAATCAAAAAGGTAGGGTACTTAATAATTGTGGCTCTATCTTTTTTGTTGGATGGAATAGTAGGAGATACCGGAGCGATCAGAAACTTAGTTGTTTATTTCTTTGTGGCTAATGAAGGAATATCAATTATAGAAAACTGGGGAGCTATGGGATTACCATTACCAGCAAAAATATTAGAAGTATTAGAACAATTAAAACATGAAAGTGGAGGAAATGAAGATGGAAAATAAAGAAGAAAAAGTAATAGAAGAAATAGCTAAAGAAGAAGCTATATCAATAGCAGAAGACTGTGAAGGATTTAATGAGGAGGAATAGTTATGGGATATACATTAAATAATATTAAAAGAAGTCCATTTAATAGTTTAAGTTCATCATGGATAAGCTCTGATTTTGGAAATAGAAGATTCTGGAATAATGTAACCGGAAAGTATGTAGAAGATTTTCATAGTGGAATAGATATGACATCAGGCACTGAAATAACAGCTACTGCCAAAGGAAAAGTAACAGCATGTAGAAACACTGTTAAAGGATATACAGAAAGCCAAGCTTCGGGAAACTATGTGACTTTATATCATGGTAATAATGTTTATACAACATATTGTCATATGAAATATGGAAGTGTAAAAGTTAAAGTTGGAGATATAGTAGAAGCCGGAGCTGTAATAGGTGCAAAAGGAACTACAGGATTTTCTACAGGAGAACATCTTCACTATGGTGTAAAAGTAAATGGAAGTTGGGTGGATCCTAAGCCATATTTATTAGGAACAAAAGAGTTACCACAATATGGTGGTTTAACACCAACACCAACACCTGCAGGAAATTTAAAGTATAAAGTAGGAGATGAAGTAATATTCACAGGAACTTTATACAGAGATAGCTATGGAAATGGAGCAGGACAAAGTAGAAGTAATTTAAGAGCAAAGATTTACTTAGTAAATAAAAATGGAAGCCATCCATATAATATTAATAATGGATTGGGTTGGGTTAGAGAAACAGACATAACACCAATTAATACAACACCAGGGAACTATTACACAGTAGTAAGAGGAGATACACTATGGGGAATAGCTCAAAAGTTCTATGGAAATGGAAGTAGATATCCAGAAATAGCAAAAGCAAATAACATCTCAAATCCAGATTTAATTCATGCAGGACAAAAACTTTTAATACCATAAGAAAAGGACAGCTTAGTTGCTGTCCTCTTTTAATTTGTCTTTTTCTAAAATGTAATTCTTTCCTTCAAATTCGAATTCAAAATAATCAAATTTTCTACTGTATTTTAGTTTTTCTGCTTTTTTAATATTAATACCCAACATGTAGAAGCCAGTTTGTCTAGCAATTTCTTCGATGAAAGACCATTCTAATTCATCTTTTTCACGATCCGGATTAGAATATGTAACAGCCTTTAAATCAGAGATAGGTATTTCAAGATAATCTTTCATTTCTTACACCTCCTCATCATTATAACATACTTTCGGCAACTCGGCACAAAAGGTCACTTATTTTATCGGATTTTTTTGCCATAATATTATATGGAGTGATATTTATGAAGGAACAATATGACTTCAATCCAAACATCAAAAGCATTATTTGTCAAAATATAAAGAAATATCGAAATGAAAAAGGAGTAAGACTAATGGATTTAGCAGAAGCCATTAATGTAACTCCAGATCACTTGAAAAGAATAGAGTCACCAAGTGATAGAAATAACATTTCTTTAAATACATTATATAAAATATCAATAGTGCTTAATGTTAGTATGGATAAATTTTTTGAAGAATAGAATTGGTTCAGCTGTCACTGAATCTTTTCTATTTTTATGGGATTTTCACTAATAATTTTTAAAGAATATTTTTCTTCCATAATTTTCTTGATTCTGTCAATATCAAGTTTTTTGTAGCCTGGAAAATTTATACTTCGTAAATAATCAGTGGCATCTATATATTCGTATTCTAGTGTGCTATCATCCCAGATACAGTCATTATTAAATGCAGAAGCCAGGACAAAAGGAAAGAAATCATAAATAATTTCATTGCCAATGTGTTTGAATACATTTTGTTCGTGTGGTTTTAAAATTTTAGCAAGAGCTTCATCAGACATTTTTTCTCGTTCTTGAGAACTTTTAATCATATTCCACCTCCTATGTATATAATAAAATAATCCAGAAAAAAACACAATCAATCATGTACATATGTATCAATAAAATTTAGTGGTTCTTCGTTACAAACAATTAAACCATATTTCATTTTTAAAGTCTTTTTAGAAAGATTTTTTATTTTTTTGTATATGCTAGGTGCTATGCATACTTGATTTAACATATCTAAAACTGAATTAATATGTTGATTAAAACTTGATTCCCAAACTGAACTTGAACGATAGCCAGAAGCTAAATAGAAAGCAATTGCTTCCGGAGCCAGAAATTCGTAAACAAAGTGACTGAATTCATCCATGTGTGGAGCTAAAATTGTTTCAACTTCTTTATCTGTAATATCACCATGACTTATTCTGAACATAAAATCCTCCTTTCTATTAGTAGCTTTATTAATCGCTCTAATAAAATAAAAAAGCAAGATATTAATAAAAATTAGTAAAAATTTATTGTTTTGGCAAGAAAAACCGGTTTTTTATGTTATAATAATTATGGTTATTTAAAAACTTTTTGGAGTAGTGATGTTATGGCAAATAATGAAAGTTTAAAAAATGCAAAGAATAAAAAAGATGATGAGTTTTATACTGAGTATGCAGACATTGAAAGGGAAATGAATGCATATTTAGAGTTTAATCCGGAAACATTTAAAGACAAAGTAGTCTTATTACCATGTGATGATCCAGAATGGAGTAATTTTACGAGATACTTTGCTCAAAATTTTGAATTGTTAGGTTTGAAAAAATTAATTAGTACGAGCTACGCTAACGAAAAAAAATCTGCTGTATTTGTTCAATTATCTTTGTTTGAACAAGAAAGCCCTAAATATGATAAAAGAAAAACGAATTCTCATGGAAAAATTTTTACATTGGATAGAGATATTAATAAATCTGGGCGAATAGACATAAATGATATCGAATGGGATTACCTAAAGGGAGATGGAGATTTTAGAAGTGATGAAGTAAAGAAATTAAGAGATGAAGCCGATATCATTGTGACAAATCCACCATTTTCACTTTTTAGAGAGTTTCTTGCATGGCTAATAGAATCAAAAAAACAATTCATTATCATAGGTAATGAAAATGATACAACCACAAAAGAAACATTCCCATTAGTTAGAGATGGTATCATATGGCTCGGTAAATATGCTGGAGATATGGCTTTTAAAGTTCCAGTAGATTCAGAGCCTAGAGATACAAGATTTTGGATTGATCCATCTGGACAGAAGTGGAGAAGCATGGGAAATATCTGTTGGTACACTAATGTTGATTTAAAAAGAAGACATACAGTATTAGATTTAATGACAATGGAAGAAAATCTAAGATATAATAAACCATTAATAAAAAAACTTGAGAAAGATTATAATATGAGGGAATATCCAAGATTTGAAAATTATAATGCAATTGAAGTTCCAAGATATGATGCAATTCCGAAAGATTATAGTGGAATAATGGGTGTACCAATTACTTTTTTAAAGAAACACAATCCAAGACAATTTAGAATAATAGGTCATACTCATTCTGGTGATACATCAGTAGAAGTAGAAAAACTAAGAACTGATGCATCTCGTAGACATAGAGGGTATATAAATGGGAAACAAATTTATGATAGAATTTTAATTGAAAAAGTGGAGGAATGCAATGGAGAAGATTGATTTAAGAACAGATATTACTATTGGAGAAATATGTGAAGGATTTCAATACAGTGAGTCTGAAGAAAAAGGATTATTTGGATGGAATGGAAAATTAACAATACAGCCAGAATACCAAAGACATTATATATATGATAATGGTAAGGATGATGTTGCCGTAATAGATTCTTTGTTGAAGGGATATCCAATAGGTTTGATATACTTTGTAGAAACAGAGGATGGTAGATATGAGATTCTTGATGGGCAACAAAGAATAACAAGTATAGGAAGATATCTTACTAATTGGTTTGCATGGATAGATCAAAATGGAATACCTTACAAATTTAGATCCTTACCAGAAGATTTACAAGAAAAAATAAGAAGCACAAAATTAACTATATATATATGTAAAGGAGAAGAATCAGAGATAAAAGAATGGTTCAAAACAATAAATATAGCTGGAAAAGAATTAAAGCAACAAGAATTATTAAATGCAATTTACTCCGGAACATTTGTAACTAAAGCAAAAGAAGTCTTTAGTAATTCGCATAACTCAAATCTTCATAAATGGCTATCTTATATTAAAGCTGATGTGAAAAGACAGGGATTATTAGAAGTAGCATTAGAATGGGTGTCTAGAAATTGGGAAAAAGAAGGCAATCTAGAAAAATACATGAGCGAGCATAGATATGATGATAATATTACTGAATTAAATAACTATTTCAATGATGTAATTAATTGGGTTTCAACAACTTTTATTGATGTGAAAGATGAAATGCAAACTATTAATTGGGGAAAATTATATGAGATGTATCACAAAAATCCATATGATGCACAACAAATACATGAAAAAGTAACAAAGCTATACAATGATATATTTGTACAAAATAAAAAAGGCATATTTGAATATGTTTTAGGTGGTTGTGAAGACCATAAATTATTAAATGTTAGAATCTTTGATGAATCAGTAAAAAGGGCAGTATATGAAAAACAAACTGCTGAAGCCAGAAAAAAAGAAATTTCAAATTGCCCATTATGTGCAATAGGAAATAATTCTAATAAAAACAGAATATGGGAAATAAAAGAAATGGATGCTGACCATGTTACTGCATGGAGTAAAGGTGGAAGCACAGATATTTCAAATTGTGAAATGTTGTGTTCTATCCATAACAAAGCAAAAGGAAACAAATAAAAAGACTACAAATTAGTAGCCTTTTTTTGTTTTTCAATAAAATCAAGAACAGCTTTCCCAAAATCAGGATCATTAGAATCTTTTTGATTTTCAATGAAATCCAGGAATGCTTCTCCAATTCCACAATGCGAACATATTTTGGTTTTATTATCTTTTCTAGAAATAGCCGGATGTCCATCATAATCTTTGCCACAAATAGGACAAACAGGATAGATTTTAAAAGCATCTGTATTAAGAGAAGAACAGGCATCTTCGGCTTCTTCAACAGAATCAAATTTAGTGGCAGAATCAATATGAGTAGTTAAGTGAACGAAAGTCATCCCAGAAGGAATGGTATCATTTATATTCATATAATAAGCTGGTTCATTATCCCAGAAAGCCTTAAGAACGAACATTGCCATCACCCATATAAGTATTTAATTCATATACAAGACTAAGTTTTCTATTTAAGTCAATAGAAAATTTTTCTACAGAATCATAGTCTTTTGCTTTAAAGTGAAAGCCAGTGGTTTTAATAGTAAATAATTTAGCCACAGAATTATAGCAAATAGTAACTAAAGAATCCTTATTTTTATCTCGTACTAGAAGATGATTATCATCAACTTCAAAGCCACAGAATTTTAATAATTCGATTTGTTTATTATTCATTTTCAATCACCTCGACTTCAAATCCTTCATCTTTTAATCTTTCGATGTAATCTTCCCCAGAGTTATAACTGTATGCTTCCATTTCATTTCGATAGAAATCAAGTAATCTATCTAATTCCGACATTACATGTTGGGCATCACCTTGAATAAAAACTTCATAGTCGCCAGCAATATAATTATAAGTTATAATTTCATTTTTAATATTCATCATCATCACCGTCCACTTCTATATAGTCATTATCTAAACTAAGATAACCAGAAGAACCAAAACTTATAAATTTATACATTCTGTATGTGTTACAGCTAGTAGAAATCTCATCAACATTTTTATCTTCCATTTCGTCTACACAATTTTGTAATTTTTCAATAAGTAATTCTAAATCCTTTTTTGAAACTGTCATTATAATTCCTCCTTTAATTCATAATCGTAATTGTCCAAGAATTCTTCAAAAGACATATCTTTATCATCAGAACCATCATCGGCACCTTCATAGACACCAATTCTATCTTGTCCATTAGTCCAGAAAGATGCGACACCTTCCCAACCATTATTTTTGTTTTTTGTAAACAATGCTAAATTTTCATTAGCCCATAATTTTTCTCTGATTTCTATCAAATTAGAAATTTTCATATTATCTCCTCCTTTAAGGTTGTTGTATTAATCACTTATTATCTGGAAAAAGTCAAGTTTTATTAGGGTTTTATTCGACTTACTTTTTGACAATCACCACATGG